GGATAAGTACTACGGTGACCTTGCTATCAAGTACGAGAAGGACGCGAAGAAGAAACAAGAATTCGCGGAATTGCATAAGCTTGCGCAGGCGGCACTTGATGATAAATATAGAAAGATTGAGACCGACAAAGAGAACGAGAAGAAGGCTGAAGAACTAAAGAAGGAGCAGGAGCAAGCGGATGCACTCGCAGAGGTTCAACGCAACTATCGTCTTGGTGAGATGGACGAGAAGGCTCGCTCAAGAGCGGAAGAGATTGATGCACTTGTGAAGTACTATGAGGAGCAACAACTCGTCGTGATTGACAACGATGAAGAATATCAAAAACTCGCGCAACAACGCGATGAGAAACTCAAGGCACTTCGAAAAAAATACAACAAGGAAGACCTCGATGCCGAGAAAGAGAAGAACGATAAGAAGCTTGCACTCGAAAAAGAACTCGCGACGAATCGAGTGGATATGGTTCGCTCGGGACTCGGTGCATTGAGTGACTTGAATGCTACGTTCGAAGGTCAAACGGAGGCACAACGTAAAGCAAGTTTCAATAGAAACAAGGCTCTTGGTATTGCGGACGCATTAATCGCAACTTATCAGTCAGCGACGAAGGCATATGCATCACAACTCGTGGTCGGTGATGTGACCTCTCCAGTACGTGCATCGATCGCCGCAGGCATCGCAGTAGCGGCAGGTCTCGCACAAGTCGCCAAGATTGCAAAAACTCAATATACTGGAAAACCATCGGGCGGCAGTGGTGGCGGTGGTGGTAGTGTTGGTGGTGGTATGCCGAGTGCAGGTGCGCCGAACGCAGGAGTTCCGCAGTTCAACCCAATTAACACAGACTTTTTAACCAATAGACCGAACCAAGTACAACCGTCCTATGTTCTCGCAGGTGATGTTGCGAATGCATCCGAAGCGAGAAGTCGTGTTCGTGATTTGGCTCGATTATAACACTTAAAATATGGAAACAAGAAAGGTATACAAATGCGTTATTGATGACGAGAATCGTCTTGGTGTGCAAGCGATAGGGTTAGTTGAAGAACCTGCTATCGAAGAGAATTGGGTTTACTTGAATGCAGTAAAATTATCTGCAGTCAACAACGAGAAACGAATGCTTTATGGAGCGGCTCTCGTACCCGACAAGCAAATACTGCGAATCGATAAGGATACGATGGAGGAGTACTACATCGTCTTTGATAAGGCCACGATTTATAAGTGCGCACATCTCTATTTGAAGAAAAATCTTCAACACGCCGCAACGATTGAACACGAATTCGCGGTTACTGGTGTGACGATGGTTGAGTCGTGGATAATCGAGGATAGCGAGAAGGACAAATCAAGTGCGATGGGTATGTCGTTGCCGCAAGGCACGTGGATGATTGGTATGTTCGTCGAGGATGATTCGATTTGGAACGGCGTAAAGGAAGAAAAAATCAAAGGCTTCAGCATCGAAGGTCTATTCAATAACGTGGCCGTGTCTCTATCGAAGAACTTCGAGGAAGATGCGTTCTTTCGCGACCTTAATTTGCTACTTGCAGACATAAAAAAGGGGTCATAAGCGACCCCTCTTATTGTTTAAAGTTAGGATTACCACGCTTTTTCAGTCATCGTCTCAAGGTTGTAGATTCGACCTGCATTCTCGTTCTTGCCTTGAGCAGGAAGGAACTCGGCGTATGCGAGAAGACTTGCGGAAGTCGGAAGATTCGCATCATATGTGAAGGTCTTTGTGGTCGTATCATAGCCATCGGCTGACCCACTCACACAAGTCACCACGTTCGATGCAGAAGCGGTGAACGACACGGTCTTCGTTGCTCCATACATATCAGTCGTGTTTGCTGAATTGTAAAGTCTCCACTGGAATACGTATGATGGGCAAAACTTCCCGTATGAAGTCAACATCGTAGACAACGGTAGCGTGTTCGCAGGTACACCATTAACGTGAAACACTCCTTTGAATTGATTGTTTTCAAGATGCTCGATGTCCATTGCAATCGATGTGATGAACTTGGTCGCATCAAGCTTCACGATAGGAAACTCGGTGCGTGAGTTGATTGCCGTTTCGAGATCGCTCCATCCACTCATCGACTTGAATAGACTTGCTTTTATGCGCACTGCGGTGCGTGAACCCGTAGTCGTTCCCGACTGCGTGATTGTTTTGATTTGCTTTTGTACAAGTATCCAAGGGTCAGTCGCACTCGTTGGTGTTCCATCACTATTCGTGTAGATGAATGGCTCACTCAACACAATCATCTTTGACTCGCTCTTGCTCAACACGGCTTTTTGCCAAGGGAAGTGATAGGTCATTCCTGCGAATTGCCCTTGAGTTATCGTCTTATCGAATGCCTCTTTGAACAACGTGTACTCATCATTCGTATCGTCCCATCCAATCGGAGTACAAGAGTAAGCGTGGATGTAGTTACTGATGAGATTGAATGCGTATGCACCAAATGATTGTGTCGAACTCATCGTACCGAAGGCGTTCGTCGTTACTTTTTTTCCAGTGCGATAGTCATTTGTTTCAACCCATAGGATTGAAAATGTAGTCTTCTTTTGTATTTGACCTTCGAAGACACTCACGTCGCTCGGAAGGTCGAGTAGTTGCATTGCTTTAGTTGGATTCATTGGTATTTGTTTGGGCAAATATGCGTCTTAATTCAATGCCATGGGGGAATTGTTAGTCAATTCCGTATATACGGCAAACCCAATAAACAATGAATTTCAAAGAAAGATTATTGGCGACATTTCAAAAACATAACATCGACGCGAAGTCGGTCGGCATTGCCCTTGCTGAAGAGGTTAAACTCGAGGTAGAAGGCAAGTTGATGGATGGAACAAGTGTCTTCACCTCCGCGGAAACTTTCGCAGTAGGTTCAGATGTATACACTAAAGACGAGGCAGGCAATAATGTTCCTGCAATGGCGGGTGAGTACGTGATGGAAGACGGTACTACTATCGTTGTTGGTGAGGATGGAATGGTCGCAGAAATTAAAGAGAAAGAGATGGAAACAGAAATGAGTTCCGAAGATTTCTTCTCTGCAATCGACAAATTAAGTGAGCGTATTTCTGCACTCGAAGCAGATAAAGCCGCTTTGTCAACCGAACTCTCAAACGAGAAGGCTCGCGTTGCTGAATTATCGAAAGACCTTAACTCAACCAAAACCGAGTTGTCTGCAATGCGCCGCACTCCTGCCGCTTCGAGCGTAAAGGAGAAGCAAGTCGCTCTCGCGAAGACTGCTCCTGTGCAAGAAAAATCGTTTTCTCAAATGACCTTGAGCGAACGCATTATGTCAAACATTCAAAAAATTAAGAAATAAAAAATGGCAACTACTGTTAACGTAGATAGTACCTTCTCAGGTAAGTGGGCAGGTGACTACATCCGTTCAGCTTTTCAAGCGAACGATACCCTTCAAGGAATCACCGTGAAGGAAAACATTGAATTTAAAGCAATCGTTAAGCGTCTCGCTGACGAGATTGATTTTGGTGCGGCTAACTGTTCTTTTAACCCAACTGGAACGGTGGCTATCACTGAGCGTGTATTGGAGTTGAAGAAGTTCCAAGTTCAACGCCAAATCTGCGTGAACTCTTTCCTTCAAGATTGGAACGCGAAAGATGCGCAGAATGGCGAACTCGGTACTGCATTGACTGATGCTCTTATCGGTAACATCTTGGAAGGCGTGGCCGCGAAGAACGAAGAGTACGTGTGGACGGGTGATGCAAGCAATGCTAACCAATATGATGGTTTGTTGACCTTAATTGGTCAAGATGCAGGTGGTGACATCAACTTCGTTACTTCTCCAGTAAACATCGACTCAACCAACGTAGTAGCGAAAATCAATGCGGTGATTGCTGATATGCCTTCGGCTGTAAAAGGTGCGGCAGAGAAGCCAGTGTTATATGTTTCTACCGATGTTTGGGAAGCCTTTATGATCGCTTCTGCGGCAACTGGAAACGGATGGTACACATACGGCGGTGCAGAAGTTCCGAAGTCTTATCTCGGAATGTATCGTTTCCACGTATGTCCAGGTCTTCCCGATTCAACAATCGTGATGGCTCGTCCAACTAATTTGTGGTTCGGAACGAATTTGGTCAATGATTGGAACAACATCACCGTTGCGGATATGCGTCAATTCGGTGAAGACAACGTTCGCTTCTCGTTGAAGTTCTTTGCAGGTGCGCAATATGGCATCGGTAGCGAAATCGTTGCGTACTCAACTTGGTTCTAATAACAATAAACGCAGGGAGGTCTCACGGCCTCTCTGCTTAATATAATAAACAATATGAGTTGTAACCTCACAAGAGGCTTTAGCCTCGATTGCAACGAAGGAGTCGGCGGTGTTAAGGCCATCTACATAGCGAATTGGTCTGCATTCGCAAGCGGCGTAACCTTCGATGTCGATGGATTCATCGATGACCTACCTACGGCTACCGTTATGCCGTATCAACCAAACCGCAACACTGGTGCGGTGACTATTACTCCTCAATCAAACCTTGAAAATGGAACGCTTTACTACGATCAAGTAGTAGAGTTCTCTCTTGGTAAATTGGACAACGACAAGAAGAAAGAACTGGAACTCTTGTCAAAAGCGAAGGTGGCGGTATTCGTTCAGCTTTACGACGATAAGATTATGATGGTAGGTCGCACTGATGGTGCGTTCTTGACCGCAGGTACTTATCAGTCGGGTAAGGCTAAAGGTGATATGAATGGCTATATGGTTACGTTGACTGCACAAGAGCCGAATCAACCCGATTTCTTGCTTGCCTACACTACCGAGCCATTCGACAACTTTGCATCCATCACCGTAGGCCCGACTTCGTAGTGGTTTGATAGTGGTTATGTGTATTGAAAAGGGCGAGGTTAATACTTCGCTCTTTTTATATTGAAAAACATGAATATAATAAACACCAATACATCAAATCAGACCCTTCGATTGACGCTCGACGAAGGCCGTCAATACTTCTCGACTGCGTTCACTCATTATCTACTTGTGTTGACGCACGAAGAGAATTCGACTACGGGTACTGACCTCGCACAAGTGCCGCAAATAGTCGCGGAGAATCAACGCATCACGACTTTGAACGTGACTACCGTAGGCTTAACTTTGGTGGGTCGCTATCGATACGAAGCATATGGTCAAAACTCGCCAAGTAATCTTAACCCATCCGATGATTCGGTTGTCGGTTTGGTCGAAATTGGTTGGCTCGACTTGGTTGATGCGACCGAATACTATGATGTTCCAACTATAACTATTCAAGATGATGTCATCTACCAAGGCTAATAACGCAGTGAGCATAATGCTCTCGGATTACACTCCAGTAACGGCGGTTGAGAAAGTTGATCGCGAGAATTATGTTCGCTTCGGAGTCGACAATCTATTCCCTCAATACATTCGTGGCCTTGCAGAGACCTCACCTATACACGGTTCTCTTTGCGTTTCGATTGGTGACATGATTGCCGGGAAAGGATTGAACGCAGGAGTCAATCAGGGACGTGTTGATGCACTCGGTGTTTACGATGTATACTATGCATGCTCACACGACCTCAAGAAATTTGGTGGTTTCTACGTCGAGGTCATCTACTCACGCGACTATCAAAGCATCGCGAAGCTTAACCACATACCATTCGAGGAATGTCGTATTGCAGTTGAAGGAGAGGATGAGGAAATCACTGGAGTATATCACTCAAATGATTGGGCGAATCCACGAAAGAAGAAGAACAAACCGACATTCATTCCCAAGTATCAACCACTTCGTGCGCAAGTTGAGCCACGCCAAATCTATTGGTGTTTCGACCACACAAGTGGGCAAGTATATCCAAGACCCGACTATTGGAGTTCGGTCAATTATATTGAATTGTCAAAGCAGATAGGCATCTATCACGTGAATCAAATCAGTAATGGACTGATGCCTTCATTCATCGTGTCTATGTTCCAAGGCGCACCCGAACCCGATACGCAGATGCAAATCAAAAGGGATTGGGAAGATAAGTTAAGCGGTGCAAAGAATGCAGGTAAGTTCATTATGACGTTTAACGAACGCGATACGCCGAAGCCTGACATCGTACCATTCCCACTATCCGACGCAGACAAGCAATATCAATTCTTGGCTGATTCCGCACGAAATGAAATCTTGATTGGTCACCGCATCACTACTCCACTCATCTTCGGCGTTCGTGGAGAAGGCACTGGATTCGGTTCAAATGTGGATGAAATGACAATCGGATTAAAGATTTTCAACAATCAAGTAATTGAGCCTCGTCAACGTAAACTCGCTACATCATTCGAAGAAATTTTATCGTTCGAAATGGAGTCGATTGAAATCACCGTGATTCCGAACACGCCTATTGATATGCCTACGGCTGAAGTCAAGTCTCAAGAAGGAGCGGTTACCGAGACCACTCAACCAACTACGGGAGTTGCGGCGGTTGCTGATGTTAACGTTGCGGCTACAGCATTGAATGGTGCGCAGATTGCATCGCTTGTTGACATACTTATCCAAGCGGCTACTGGAGTACTTCCAGTGACATCAGCGAAAGGTGTAGTACAAGCTTCATTCCCGACATTATCGCAGTCACAAATCGATGCGATATTCACGGGCATCGTTGCAGGTAGCGTTGACCCGAATGCAGTAGCAATGGAGGCACTCAAAACAACGATGTTTGAGTTGAGTAAAAAAAAAAGTACTCGCCCCAATGTTGCTGAACTCGATGCAGTAGTTGATGAATGCATCGCACTTGGTCACAATTGTCCCGAAGATTGGGTTTTGATTGATGAGTTTCCTGTCGAATACGATAGCGATGATGACCATACCAATGAAGTTGAAGCATTGAATGCAGTTAATCTCGTGTCAACGGGAACGGCGCGACCTAATTCCGTTAGTAGTCAAGATAGACGCATTGATGGACGAGTGTTTTACACGCGATATAAGTATGATGGTAATGTTCATCCGAACACACGCGACTTCTGCCGTGCAATGCTCCGAGCAGACAAGCTTTATCGAAAGGAAGATATCGAGATGATGGGCAAGAAAGTCGTGAATAAAGGATGGGGGCCATATGGTGCGGACACATACTCGGTTTGGTTGTGGGTCGGCGGTGGAAATTGCACTCACCGATGGCTCAAGCAGACCTATGCAAGTGCAAAAGGCTTCGGTCTCGACCTAACTAATACTGATGTAAAGACTGCATCGGATGCAATCGTAAAGAAGAGTGGTTATAAAGTTCGTAATCATCCGAACATTGGGAAGAAGCCGCAGGATATGAAGTATCACGGGTTCTTGCCCGACAATCCAGTATGGGGTAGAAATGGTTCAGCATACAAAAACGATTAACTATGGCAGAGGTACTATTCATTAACGACGTGTACATCAAAAAATACACGCAAATAAACGGAGCGGTTGACCCTAACTTGCTTTACCCGTCCATCTATTTGGCGCAGGATAAGTACCTACACGCCTATCTTGGAACGAATCTATACGATACGTTGAAAGATATGATTGCGAACGACACGTTGTCGGGTGACTATCAAACGCTCGTTGATGATTATTGTCGCAGAATGCTTATGTGGTGGGTAGTTGTTGAGGCTATGCCTTCGCTGATGTATAAGATAGACAATGGATCGCTTGTTCAAAGGACAAGCGAAGATGTGCAAACCATCAGCGACACGGTTTTCAAGGATATGATGAATCGCGCAAAGGACAATGCCGAGTATTACACTGGACTGCTGAATGATTACTTGTGTGCGAACTCAAATCTCTTTCCCGAATACAACGACAACGTGTGGCCGCAAAGGTGTCCGATTAGCATCAAGAAGCCATCGAGTAACTACATTTTTTCCGATGGCAACACGGCCTTGTCTCGTCGTTCATCCGACCGAATTCGATACAATCAAATCCCACTATGAGTAAACCACAACCAACCAAACCGAAGCAACAAGTCTACTTGGAGAAGCTTCGTCAGTATGAACTCGAACAATTAAGAAAAGTACGCAAGAAATGAGCGAATTCATTCACGATACACTCGGCTTCCTCGGCAAGTTCTCAACGTGGATAGTATCGATTCTCGTCGGCATCACGGCGAAGATTTCTTATGAAGTCTATGTCAAAAGAACACTATCGATACTGCAATGGTTCGCAATCATCGGTATGTCGCTCATAAGCGGTTATATGATGAGCATCTATTGTCACTCCAATGGATGGAGTTCTCAAGGCCAATATCTCGTTCCAATCGCTACGTTAATGGGTGAGAAGATATTCATCTATCTCATCGAAAACTACAAGAGCATCATCGCAAAATTTCTAAACCTAAAAAAATGAGTGATAAAAAGCCATTCGCCGAGACCAAGTTCGGCAAGTTTCTCAACGATAAACTCAAGCCAGTAGCAGGCGACATACTTGAAGTCGTTGGCGGCCTTACTGGAGTAGAAGCAATCGAACGAGTAGGTGAATTTTTGAATGATAAGAAGGATGAATCGAAGGCAATGAACGACCTCAATCTTGAATTCGAAAAATACAAGCTTGATATGCAGATGGAGATGCATCGACTCGAAGTTCAGTCCGAACTCGATGGCTACAAAGCGGAAGTTGAAGACCGAGTGAGTGCGCGAATTCGCGAAGCCGAATGGACGAAGGCAACGGGTAAACGTGATTGGATAATGGGCGCAGTAATTATTACTGGACTTGTTCTATTGGTTGGTAGTATCGCCACCATCGTGTTCGTGCAGATACCTGCCGAGAATCAACGCTTGGCTGATATGTGTTTCGGGGCGGTGATGTCTATCGGTGCGTCGATATTCAGCTACTATGTAGGTAGTTCTCGTTCATCAAGCATTAAAGACCAACACCTAAAAGAAATCTATGCCCAGTCGCAAAATTGAAGACTGCGTTCAGCCATTACAAGAAGCGTGGCGCATCGCATCAGCGGAGTACGCGAAGGCTTATCCTTCCGCTCCGCAAGTATTTTTAACCTGCACATATCGCTCGAATTTAGAGCAAGCGGAATTGTATGCAAAAGGCCGAACGAAAGCAGGGCCACGAGTCACTAACATCGCGAAGAATGGGAAGCATAACTCGTATCCATCCAAGGCTTTTGATATCGCATTCAAGAAGGCAGATGGCTCACTTGATTGGTCAGCAACTAACTTCAAGAATTTCGCCGCGATCGTGAAGAAAACCTCACCACTTGTCGAGTGGGGCGGTGATTGGAAGTCGTTCAAAGACTTGCCGCATTTCCAAGTTGCGTAACGAAAAATACATAGCCATCTATGAGTGGTTTTACGATAACCACTTCAAGAAGGCTGATATGCGCGAATGGCATTCCGAGCAGGAGCAAATGAGTATGACATTCAAAGCGTTTTACGGTTGCTATCACAAGTGGAAAACGCGAATGGTCAATGGGCAGATGCGTAAGGCAATAAAAAAAGAAATGAATATGGCTAAAGCTACTAAACTGAAAAGCGAATTGAAGCCGTTAATCAAGCGAAAAACCGACCTCAACCTGCCTATAAGTAAGGCGCATAAGCCACACGATTTCTATCTCAATACGACCTATGACAACATACTTTTTCTCACCGACATACACGTACCATATCACGACATTGACGCTCTCAAAAGAGCCATCCAGTACGGTATTGACAATTCAGTCAACACGATTTGGCTCAATGGTGACATCGTCGACTTTTACGCGATATCCCGATACGACAAAGACCCAAGAAAGCGAGATTTCGGAGACGAGATAATGTCCGTAAGGATGCTTCTCGAATCACTTCGGAACATCTTTCCCGATGCGCAGATATACTATAAAGAAGGCAATCACGAACAACGATGGCTCAAGTACATAATGAAGAACGCTCCCGACTTGCTTGCACTTGGTGAGTTCGATTTGCCTTCTATTCTCAAGTTAAACGAGTATAAGATTCACTTTATCGCTAACGAACGACTCGCTTGGGCAGGTGACTTGCTCTTGTTGCACGGAAACGAGATTCGATTGAGTGGCAATATTGCGCAGAAGTTGTATCAACGAACGTATAGCAAGGCGATTTGTGGACATCATCATCAAACGTGGGAATACTCCGAGCCGAATATCAAGAAAGAATTCGTACATACATATGCAGTCGGATGTCTATGTGAGTTGCATCCCGAATACATGATGTACAATCGACATAACCACGGCTTCGCGCATATCATAATTGATAAAGGAAAGGCAATCGTAAAAAATATACGCATCGAATGAATCGAATCAAATACCCGAAAGTCCAAGAAAGGAAACTAATGCGCGAGAATGCGCGAGGTCTATACTGCGATGGCGTGATTGAGATAGACCCACGACTCGGTTCACGCGAGTATCTCATCGTTTTGATTCACGAATACCTGCATCACATATACCCTTGGATGACCGAAGAGCAGGTTGATGCAAGTGGTGAGTTGATTGGTGGCTTTTTGTGGAAGAATAACTATCGGAAAGTCCAATTAAAGTAAGTAAGCGTCGAGCCAGTACTCGTATAAGTCGCGCATATATTCAACCGTGAACTCATCGGGGTCTTGACACTCCATAAACACAATGAATTGACGAGCGACATTTACGTGAATTCGCTTCACGATCGTGTGAAATCCTGCGTGAACCTCTTCGTCCAAATCGCATAGCAAGAATTCTTCTTTAGCGAATGAATAGTCCAGTCGTTTCATTGATTAAAAGCATTGAGAAGAGACCTCCGAACGTAGTTGCGAAGAAGTCACCGAATGAAAAATCGGAGTCGGTGTACGTGTCATAGAACTCCTTGAAGAAGGCCGCACTCATCACGAGAAAAATACACGCAAGCGGCTCGAATACGAGAGCGAATAGAGCATAGATGAACGCTCCATAGATGAAGTGATTCGCTTTGTCTTGGGGTAGTTGTGGAAGCTTCATAGTTCTAAATAATAAAACGGAGTATATGACTCTTTCACCTTCCACTTCGAGACCATTCCATACGGAACTCGATAATAGTTCGCCTTATAATCACCTATCGGCTCAATAAATATGTAATGAGTCACCTTCTTTTTATTGTGCGCCCTGCGATTGACCCGAAGTTCACGACTTGAGACATACTTGACATCGATAAAGTAGTCACCTTTCACGTGGAAATCGAAGTCGTCTCGGCCTTGGTCGAGTATGGTGGTGGTAAATTCAACGCCTTGGCAATTCAAGTAGTCTGCGAAAATCAATTCTGCAAGTGCGCCATTCACATCTACTTGGTAGTTGAGGTGACCGCGATCGTAGTCGGAATGCTTTGCTCTTAATTGTTCGCACTGGAGCGTCCGCATACGACCGATTCGCTCGGCCATCGAATGCAGGTGAGCAGGATAGTGGATGATGTCTCGCTTTATTTCGGAAGGAGGTCGCGACATATGTATAGTACGTAATGGTAAGACACGACAATATTCTCCTTCTCCAGTTTTTTTAGCATTCGTCGTATGCGCAATCCGATGATGAAGTGGTCGATTCCGCAGAGCCAAATAATTAAGATGAACGCGAAGAACCAAGCGGCAGGTAGCCATAGCGTAATTCCTCCAAGCGAAAGAATAAGAAACATCACCAGCGAGTAACTGAACCACGGCTTGAGCGTTCCAAGATTTCTATAAGTCCATCGGTATATTCCGAGGTCGAAATAAGTATCCGTGAATACCTCACGGATGCGGTTATTAATGTCATTTTGTGTCATAAATAAATAGAATTTTTTGTTAGTGTATAAAGGTCTCGATTGACTGACTTGAGTTTATAATGGAGAAGTCTTCTTATGTACCTATTTTTTGCGAATTCGCAGAGCGTGATGAGGTCGACTCTTCTCGCTTTTAATTCATCGATTGTAGGTTGTTTCATATTGTTGAATTGCTTTGAAAATTTCGAACGCCACGTTCGGAACAATTGCGTTTCCGTATGCCATTATGGATTCTTTTCTCCACTTTGAAAAGGTAATTCCGTCCAATTGGGTGGGAATCCCATCATCTCCGCGACAAATCGGGGATTGAGTTGGGAAGTCGATCCAGGAATCTTTCGCATTGAATTTTTCGAACCGCCCCATTCCGCTATGGAATGCTGCGAATTTTTGCTCCCACTTGTAGGTGTCGGTAGCATTCCAAATTGCAGAGCGTTGTTCAGTGTTACTGAATGCATCGATCCCTCTTTTATTTGACTGCTCTTCATATTCATTGTGGCATTTGTCGCGTCCATTGCAGTCGGAGTAGGCAACAAACCAAATGCGTTCTCGGCGATGAGGCGCATTGGTCGCGCACGCAGGTATAAGAAAGGGCGCGACTTGATACCCAAGATTTTCCAAGTCAGTACACACCTCATCGAATACCAACCCTCCATTCCAGTTAGTAAGGCCGCGAACGTTTTCGCCCACGACGAAACGTGGGGCAATTTCTCTAATTGCTCGACACATCTGCGGCCATAGATGGCGTTCGTCATCTTTTCCGCGTCGCATTCCAGCGGATGAGTACGGTTGGCAAGGAAAGCCTCCCGAAATAACGTCAATTGTTCCATTGTGTTTGGTAAAATCAGTTTTATTAATATCCGTGTATTGAATAGCGTTCGGCCAATAATGTTTCAAAACTCGTTGTCCGAATGGATTCCATTCGCAGTGAAAAACGTTTTCCCATCCCATCCACTCGGCGGCGAGATCGAAGCCTCCTATTCCCGAAAATAGTGAACCGTGCGTCATAGTGGTCTCCAGTTTACTTGTTCGCGTTCGATGTTCGCGAGGATAGTACCTGCGATTGCTTCTTGTTGGTCGGGAGTTGCATCGTGGACATCAATCGAGAACTTGATACTTCCGTTCGTGTGGCGCAGGAGGGTGAATTCCCATTCAATTTTTTCGCAGTGTGGGAAGGCGATGAAGATAGTACCTGAAAAGAATTCAGTTTTCTTGTGTGGCTTGTCGCTAATGGTTATCATAATTATGGTTTTAATTGTTTTATGAGTGTTTTATAGTGCGTTAATTTCTCTTTGATTTCGTCGATAGTAAGTCGGAGTTCAGTGTTGCGGAGCGTGTAGAGTTCATTGAATTGACTTGTGCCGATTCGGCTCGGTAAGTTGTGGGCGTATTCGATGAGATTTCCGTGGCGATGTTGGTTGCAGTGGGTGCATTGGCCGTGGCAATTTTGTTCGTGGTAGCGAAGATTTGGATAATTTCCAACGGAAAAAAAATGGCCAGCATCATACTTCCCTTGCAGAGATCGACCGCAAGAGATGCACGGCTTGCCTCGGTCACGCAATCGGATGTACGTATTGAATACTTGCTGAAGTTCTTTGCGCCACTGACTTGCAGGCTTGAGGTCTTCTCGTTTCTTTTTGATTTCATCTTTGTTCTTCTTGCTCTTTTTTTGATTAGCGTGTTCAATAATGCACAATGGATTGGTGCAAGTAACTTGAAGTGATGAGTATGTTGGCTCAAATAGTTGTCGGCAGATTTTACACTTTCTCATAATAGTCGACTACTTGCTTTATGTAGTCGTTGTGAAGATACCAAGAATACGGATATGCAACATAGCGTCGACCGATAGGTGACCACGATCGTTCGATGCTTCCGCAATAGATGCACGATGAGTCGTCGAACTTGAAGAGGTACTTGTTGTCTATGATGCATTCAAAGCCATCGTCTTCGGTGAGGTAGAATCGTGGATTCATTAGAAATAATTTTGGGTATTAAGGTCAGTGTATTTCATTATCGATGGATTGAATGATATCGGTACTGCTCCAGTGCCGCCATTGCGTTGCTTCGACACTATGTACTCGGCATAGCCTTGGATACCGCCTTCAACCTGCATTCCATAGTACTCGGGTCGGAAGAGGAACGTGACAATATCTGCATCTTGCTCCAGCGAACCCGATTCACGCAGGTCACTTATCATCGGCTTCTTATCACTTCTTGATTCGACCGCTCGTGATAGTTGAGCAAGGACAACCATAGGTATGTTGTTCTCTTTCGCAATCAATTTTAGATTTCGCGAGATGGTGGACAATTCCTGCTCTCGATTTGCATTACGATTACCATTCTTTCCGACCGACATCAACTGGATGTAGTCAACGAAAACGATTTCCACTCGATGCTTCGCGATGAGGTTCTTGACTTTATTGGACAAGTCGAAAACTGACAAGTCAGCCGAGTCGTCGATATAAATAGGCAAGCGATTAACTTGGTCGAGGTAGTGGTAATAAAGTCGAAGCGTGTCATCATCAAGTTTGTACTTCATCAACTTCTCACTTGGGATACCCGTCATCATAGACATCAGTCGGTAGACAACTTGCACACTACTCATCTCAAGTGAAAAGAACGCCACTGGAGTGCCTTGCTTGGCGAGTTCTAATACTTCGGTCAAGGCCATCGCGGTCTTGCCCATTCCAGGACGACCTGCCATATACATCAAGTCACTTTTTTGATGACCGCCAATAAGCGTGTCGATAGCCTTGATGCTTGTAGAGTAGCCACTGATAGTCTTATTTGATAGCGATCGCGCGACGATTGATTCGGTTGCTTCTGGAGTAATGACCGACACGTGTACTGCATCTCGCTTGTTTGCTCCTCCGAACGTATTGTTGAGTGTTGTAAGGACTTCACCGTATATATCAAAGATGTCCACGCCAAGGTCAAAAGCTTTCGTTGATACTTCTGCAGACAATCGGATGAGCGTTCTGCGTATCCACAATTCGTTAAGCGTTAACGCCCATATTTCGAGGTTAGCGGATGAAGCAACTCGACTTGTCAAATTACTGATGTAAACTTGATATCCATCGAATTCCAATTTAAGCGATTTAAGGCACTTAATTGTGGTCAGTAGGTCTATCGGCTCACTTTTGCGAGATAGTTCAGCCATTGCCTTATAAATGCGTTTATTACGCTCGTCATAGAACTTCTCTTCAGTAAGTTGAGTTGCGACCTTGGTCATCGCGTCACGATCGAGCAGGATTGCTCCAAGAATTACGTTCTCTAATTCAAGGTCGTTGGGTAGTGATTGGTGCATAGGTTGTATTCGTAAGGGTTTTTTGGGTTTTGTATTTCTCATCGAACCACACACCACGCATTTTTTGCTTCCAATTTCGCACTGGCTGACCCTTCGCGTCCTTCCAGTTCGCATCGTTGTAGTAGTTGAATACGTGTGTCGCGTGTGTTGATGGGTAGCCATTCGCTTCAAAGTAGGCTATCACTTCACTTAATTCGGGAGCAATGAATTTCTCCTTCTCCTTTATTTTCTTATTTATATTTTTATTTACATCTTCATTTTCTAAAGGCAATGCCGTGGCATCTGCCGTGGTATATGCCGTGGCATCTTTCGTTTTACGTTTATTCCATCCATTGATTGCTCTATCACGTTGCTTTTCAGCGTGTAATCGTCGCTTCTCAATTTCAACCTCCAAACGCTGATTAAACAACATACCATTTTCATCGGTTGCGAATTTTGCCATAACATCTGCCGTGGCATTGCCGTGGCATATCAAGTCAATCAACTTGCGTGTCAATCGGCCTTTCACGTGTTGCATACAAAGAAGCGTTATGTATTGACCTCTTTCTTCCATAGTGAGGTCTTGAACGCCCGACAAGAAGTCGGATGAATAGAATAAAAAAGCAGGGTCTTTAGCCATAAATAAATACCCACCGACACACGCAAAGGCGTACCCTTGACCGATTGGTCTTCGGCAATGCGGTATCGATGGGATTTATAATGTTTTTCATTAGGGTACGCGATGCAAATGTGAATCAAGAATTCGGTAAAGTCAACCACTGATTGACGATTCCCATTTTTATTTCTTGAGCCTTCTCAATGGACTGGAGTAAGTCCTCCGCATCTTGTATCGAGAAGAGTATCGGACACACGTGTACCATACGATGCTCGGGTTGACGAGGGTCAAACGAAGCAAAGAGCCACATAGGTAACTTATTCACTATCATATTAAGAATAATCTGCCAATAATAATCGGGCGCAATATCCTTCAAGGAGTCGCTATCGGTGACCTTGCTATGCTCATAGTGATTGACTGAATTGAATGGACACTTGACCTCGATACCAACCTGCATTCCTTCGTAATCAACGAAGGCATCGGGTGAGCATCCAGTGTAGTCGTTGAATAGCTTAAAGGCAGGCTTCAACACCAGCGTATCGCGATCGAGATTCATTTTCTTCACCACTTGCTCGATGGCGGTCTGCTCCCACTCATTTCCCCAATCGATTGCACGACCATAGGCATCGTCGCTCGATTGATTGGTGATGACCTCCATCGCTTTTTTGGTGATGTAAGTCATAGCCGTTTGACTGAACAATCCTGCTTCACGTGCCTCTTTTGATTTCGGCTTCGTCATTAATGCCGAGATACCGCTTCCAGTAAAGCGACCGAGTCGTAGTCGTGACCACGCCTCCGATTGTTGAGCGGCGTGGATTAATGCGTCTTGAATGTATGGGTTCATCTTGCTTTCAGTAAAGTATTTAATGTTGCTTTCTGCGTTTCGGTCATCACCTCGGCGAGAGCCTCCATTGCCTCGCGAATCTCGAATTCATCACCGCCGTTCTTCGCGGCAAGGCAAAGCTTTTCAAACGTGGTCGGAGGTAGTTGCGCCATTCCACTATTCGATGGCGTTATCTTGAATGGCTTATAGACATCAGCGTTCTTCCGATTAAGGTCTCTTCCGAATATCTTACCAAGCGATTGAGCGGCGTTCTTGAGACATTCCGCCTTGAGTTTAGGGAACGCGAGGTCAAGTGCATTCGGCTTCTTATTCATCGGGTTGATTGCCCATTGATTGCGTTCCTGCCCTTCGAAGCCTTGAGGTACTTTATCTACCATTATGATGACCGATGCCGCACCGACACGTGTGATTCGTTGGCCGTTAACTGGATTGATTACCTCCAATACAAGAGAACCTTGCACTTCATTCGCGATAGCTGACCACGTGAAGTCCTTTGTCGACCATTGGCCGAAGAAAAGTTCATCAAGTGTCATCTCGATATGTGATATTGTAATGGTCTTCGCACGGCCGTCGGGCGTGTATTCTACCGCTTCGTGGGCAGGCTCGGAATTGAGCCGCCCGATGAACTTTTGTAGTTGTTCCAATTGTTCCATTGGGAAAGGTTTTTTTTAGGGTTAATAAGGGTTGTTATAGTCTTCCAGTTCTTCGTCGTTCAGCAGAAGCCATCCATCTCCGTAACACTTCTCGCAACGATGGCCGCGATATGGAGGCTCGTGTTCGGTGAACATACCGTGTCCATCGCATTCCTTGCAACATACTTTGTGGGTTGTCATAACTCGAATTTTTTAAGTGCAACTTGAAGTGCGGCATTAAATTCCTCTATGGGCATCGACTCGGAGCAGGTCTCGAATTGACGGCGCAGGTACTCCTCGGAGCGTATGTGATTGACAAGAGTCTCGTTGAGCAGGTAGATAGCATCGTTTTCCGACTTGATGTACAGCATCTCATAGGGCAACGATGGGTTGCGAAATGCCGCAGGTGTCTCGATAGTGATTGTGGTAGTTGTTTCTACCTTGGTTTTGAGGGTTAACTCCATTTTTTTAAGTTTTATTGATTAGAAAGTGATTACAAGTAGGATGAAGAACACGACCGCGATCGCGGCATCAAGCAAAAAGTCCGTTGATTTCTCTTGTGGTAAGCAGGAGTTCGACTCGGACTTCCGTGTTTTGCGCAATGTATTCGCCGACCACGTTGTTTGTGGGTTCGATATGGAAACAATCACAGTACTCTTTGAGCCAGTTGAGACCTTGAGTTCGTGATTGGGAGATGGAAAAAGACTTTTCATAGGTTTTGAGATTTGTTACTATTAGTATAGCCATTTTGTGTTGATATATATGTTGTATCCGTGGATTCGGTTGAGTGTCGCTATTGCCTTCAATAGGTCAGCATCAGTAAGTCGTTGAGTTTTGATAATCACGAACGGGTCGAGTGCCTTACCATGTTGGGTAGCGACTACGTGAATGGTCTTCATGCGAGTTCGATTCTAAAATCATAACCGCGACCGCCAGCTTCCCAAGAAACGATTGCGCCGTTCTCTACGATAGGCTCGTGGGTCATATCTGCCGCAACTACTCGCTCGATGAATGATTGCATAGCCGCTTTTTGTGTTGGGAATTCAAACGTGTCTACTTGTCCGCTGTTGTAGGTGATAGTGATGGTTGTCATAAAAATAGATTTAAGGGGTTTGTTTTGTTTTGTGAGGCAAATGTATGTAACAAAAAAGTGACAAAGCAAAAGAAAAATGTTAAAATTTCACTTTTGCCCTTGCATCAAGGGTTTCAAGAGTGCATTTTCGCCCAAGTTAATGCCAAGGAGTGAACGAATTCCGAGGGTAAAGGTTAAGACTAATTAGGTTTAAGGGAACAAAGAAGAGGCTTCGGCCTCTTTTTTATGCATAGGAGTATCGTCCGTAGTTCGGAAACAACTCAAAGAACATACGCATCATTATCATATCTGCGTAATCGGGCGAAAGGCCGTGGGTTTTTTGAATCTCATCTTTTCCCGTCACGCTTAACTTCCCATCTCCATCTATGTTCTTGCGTCGAATCATGTCGAGTTCCTTCGTGATGGTGTCTCGATGCTCCAGGGGGAAGAAGACCTCGTTCAATTCTATCTTCTCTGCTAACTTGAAGTAACACTCGGCCTTGAGGTTAGTGAATCGCAGGGGTTGCGTGGCTCTTGCGCCATTGCGAAACTCGCGAATTTTGGATACGTCGACAACTCCACTACCTAAACCATCAGCGTCACCTATACAATTCGAAAGCTTTATATGTCTCGTATACGCCAAGTCACCAATCACACGAGCGACTTCGTCAACCTTCTTTCTACGTAGTTCAATAATCTCGATAAGAGCCATTCCACGCCAAATACCTATCACGGTTCTATCCTTCCCCAATCGAGCAATGTCCGCAGTCAAGTACAACTCTCCTTGGTTCGGATGCTCTCTAAAGCATCGAAGTACGTCGTCAGTGGAGAACAAGTGGTCTTGAGTCTCGTCAAAGTTCCAGTCCCCTTCAAGCAATCGTTTGCGGTCAACTTCGGGGAGCAAGGAGAGCGTCTTATGATAGGATTCTGGAAGGTGAATGTTATCACCTGCCTTCGCTTGAATAAAGGCATATGTCGGTGGTAATTCACCTTTCGCCCAAGGTGCGTAGAATTCATTATATAACCAACCTTTCGTCGGATTGCAGGTCATCAGTCCCTTTGGTTTCAAGTCGTATTCCTTCAGTTTGAAACGGACACGCGAACGCAGTATGTCGATAGCCTTCTTGGATACTTGACTGACCTCATCAACCGCCCAATCAGTCAACTCATAACCGCCGAGCGAGTCAAACGATGGGTCGGATGGCCGCAATTCAAGGTCTTTAAGTATCACCTCCGAGCCGTTCCAAAAGCGAATGATGGACGATTGCTGATTGTACTCATAATTCTTCCCGGCTTTGAGTCCATACATCGCACATACCTCGAAAAACGTCTTAAGAGTGGTCTTCTTGAGCGTATCGAGTTTTGACCTACCTATGAGGCCCCTCGTTCCTTTATACTTCAATCTCCTTTGAATCATCCACGCACAAAGGGTGAATGACTTCGAGCCACCTGCCGCACCACCAAAAAGAACAACCTCCGCTTCACTATCGTTGGCGAGTGAGCGGAGGCATTCAAGTTGCTTGGGTAAGAATTCAATCATAGTAGGTACTTCGGGTTCTTCGTCAACTCGTAAGCTTCAGCCATGAGTCGACTCATTCGTCGCGAGTATTCAAGGTTCGGCTTCATGAGGCGCATCACGCCAAGCCATATGATTTCTTTCTCGATGGCCTCTTCTCTCGCCACCATGGTAGGGTCTTGGTTTTGCATTCGTATTCAATATCACGATTAAACTTGTCAACTTCGAGATCAACGGCCTCTTGTAAACGATGCAAGATGGCGGCTTCATTGTCTCCAGTCTCTTCTCGCAATTCGGAGAAGACACGATACAACCGGTCGATACTTCTCACCATGGCGTATCGGTTTGAGTCGGCTTCGGTTTGACTTCGCTCAATGCGATGGATAAGAATTCGCCGCTCTTGCCTTGTTTCTTCCATGCAGAGATTCTCATCTCCTTATCACCGACCATAATGGTACCGGTCATGTCCGGATGCGTTTCTTTCTCTTTGCGGTCATTTTTGAATAGTGACCCTTGGTTTGGTTTGTGTGTATATGACATGTGTTTATAGATTACGTGTGATATCGGCTATAGATAAACCGGTGATATCTGCGAGTCGCTTCAAGTCGCTCAACTGCATCGCATTCGGGTTCTTCACCCATCGGTGCGCAGTCATACGAGTCACCTTCATCCGCTCCGCGAAAAGTGTTTTAGTACCGAAGTGGTCGAGAATTATTGTTTCGAGTTGACTCATCGCTTTATGTGGCGCATATTTGGCAAAGATATGTAACTAAATTGATGCAACGCAAGGCGTGAATGCAAATAAACTTGATAGGTCACTCACCGAATTAATGCCAGTGTGGCGAAGGTTCGCTCGCGGCCTCGTCAAGAATACCGTCAACGGCGACGACTTGCTGCAGGAAACGCTACTCAAGTGCATGGAGAACCAAGGAGCCAAAATGCATGAACTCGCGCAATCAGGTCACCTATTCACATACGTCAACCGGTGCCTCTACACGATGGCTATTGACTCATCAAGTCGATACGGCATGAAGTACCGAAAGTTCGCGACTGGATGGGATACCTTTTCTACTCAACACGAGAAGGAACCGGAGCAACCATGGCTCGGAAGTCGAATCGACAATGAATACCTCGACGCATATATCTCCTTGATGCCGGACATCGACGCCATCATGCTGCGTCTCTACATCATGGACGACTTCTCCTATCAAAAGGTGAGTGAACACACCGGCATTCCCATCAAGTACCTATATAAACGGGTCGAAAAGGCCATAAAAAAGATAAGAACCAATGTCACTAAACGTCCCTCCTGCCATACGGATGAAGAGATACGACCTATGTAAGTCGTGCAAGTACTTCAAGGCAACCACGCGATCGTGCGGAACGCTCCGGATATTCAAGCCACTTGGCGAGAAGATAACCGTCCAAGAGCAACTCCATAACGAAGAGGCCGAAGAGAAGAACCAAGTCACCTACTATCGACGCAAGGTTACCCTCTGCGGATGCGTCATGCCTCTCAAGACATGGCTCAAAGGTGCAGAATGTCCCATAGGGAAGTGGTCAAGTGAACTATCGAGGGAAGATATCGAGGAACTCCGTTTATTCCTTGACTCACTCCCGTCAACTATAAGCGACACCGATATGCAGACGCAACTACTCAAGTGGTACAATAAACTCGCCCCAAGCGGTCACAAACAGACATGTGCGTCCTGCAATGTTCCCACAATGGTCAAAGAACTACGTAAGCAAGTACTATGATGGCTAAAGTATTCCCATTCCATATCTTCCTCGCGGCCGTCTCATTCGACTATGATGGTGTCCTTTCAACCAAGAAGGGTAAAGACATGGCCAAGAATCACCTCACCCAAGGTGACAAGGTCTATATCATAACCGCCCGGCAGAAGGATGACTCCAGTGCAGTGTATAAGACCGCAGAAGAACTCGGCATACCACGATCGCAGGTCGTCTTCACCGAAGGTCGAGACAAGTGGACCTACGTCAAACGTCGCAAGATGGATATCCACTACGATAACAACCCGGAGCAGATACAAAAGATAAACGACAAGACACTAACACGAGGCCGACTATTCAAATGAACACCTACATCGCTATAGCAACCATCACCGCACTACTCGTATTCCTCGGATACGTGATAGTCGATACAATCAACCAAGTAAAAGACAAGTAATGCCAATTCCCGAACCAACTACCGACGAGCAACAAAGCGACTTCATAGGCCGATGCATGGCAGATGACAAGATGCTCACCGAATACCCGGACTCGAAGCAGAGGTATTCGATATGTCAAATGAAGTGGGATAGTAAGAAACAATAATATGAACGGCAATTCCGACAACAAAAAAGAGGCAATGTTGGCCGCACTGGAGAAGAGTCTCGGTGTAGTCACGACTGCGGCCGAGATGGTAGGTATTAACCGCGATACTCACTACGAATGGATGAAGAAGGATGAAGCTTATGCGGCTAAAGTCGATGCACTCAAAGAGGTCGCACTCGACTTCGCGGTCACTGCACTGCATAAGTTGATTGCAAAAGGCGATACTGCGGCCACTATCTTCTACTGTAAGACCCAAGGCAAGAAACGTGGATTCATCGAACGTCAGGAAATCACGGGCGAAGAAGGTCAACCTATCATCCAAATAGCGAAGAACCTATAACACATACACATGAAATTCAAACTACCCAAGGACTACGGTGACATTACGCTTCGGCAGATGGTCGCGTTCATGGAGGCCAAGACCCAAGTGCAACAACTGATGGCCATAACTGGATTCCCTCAACTACACGTGATGGACTTCAAGCAAAAAGAAGCCGACCTAATCATCGAGTCGTTCACCACTGCATCGAATATCGGAACGCCACGACACGAGCAAACGTTTCTTGTCGAAGGAATGCGTCTCGGTTTCATCCCCGACCTTGATGCACTATCACTTCGTGAGTATATCGACCTCGATTCATACGCTAAAGAGATATGGAAGGGTGATGGTACTATCAATTACAAGTACTTCCCCGACTTGCTTTGCATCTTGTTCCGACCCGTGAACTCGATGCTGGGTGAGTACTATGATATCGACCCATACAACGTGGATAGACTACCACGCTACAAGCGTTATGTCGAGTCGATGACGATGGATAGAGTCAATGGCGCAATGGTTTTTTTTTCGAGTTTTCTAAGCGACTTAATCGTCAGTTCACTGGATTATTTGGAGCAGGAGATGAGGACGAAGATGAAGACTATTCAACACCGAGCGGTTTAGGCAGATGGAAATGGATGCACATAGTGGAATCACTTGCGAGTCGCGACATAACGAAGTTCGATATGGTACTCGACCGAGCCGTCAAGGAAGTGTTCACACATCTATCATATATGCGCGACTACACGCAAGAAGAGAGAAGACTAATGAATCAAGCAATGAAACGCAATGTTTAATCAAGTAACCTACAACGTGGTTATCGAGCGACTCCGAGCGTTCGCAGATGGTCACTACTTAATCAACAAGTTCACTCACGGACAAATCAGTCAAACGGACTTGGAGCAGAATAGTGTATTCCCGTGGATGCACGTCGACCCGATACAAGTCACGCCAAGCGGTGGCTCACGATCGTACCAATTCGAGGTCACGTTTGCTGACTTACCACGCGATAAGGAGACTGATGCCGACTATCAAAAGGAAGCCATCAGCGATTGCATTCGTCTATGTGAAGACCTGCTTGCTGAAATTAAGAACGGCCACGTTATCTTCCCCGATGCTGACCTCGACGATGGGTCGACCATCACTCCATTCATAGCCGAATACACACACACGTTAAGCGGTGCGACTCTCACGTTCTCGATGACCTTTCCGTGGAACTGGAGTGCGTGTGAAATACCTGCGGATTGGTCGGTCGGTGGTTCCGGAAGCGGTGGCGGCGGTGGTGTACCATCGGCTCTCCTGCTGAAGGTGAATGCAGTCGACAATGTGGTGCAGAACCTACTCGACTTGACGGCAGGTGCAAACATGACTATCACCGATTTGGGTGATGGCCGTGTTCAATTCTCCGCAACTGGAGACATCGCTACAACGTGGGGGTCGATAACGGGTGTACTATCCGAGCAAACTGACCTACAAGATGCACTCGACCTCAAAGCAGACATCAGTTCTCTCGCGTCGGTGGCTACGAGTGGCGACTACAATGACCTCGACAATCTACCCACTATACCCACTCTTACGAGTCAACTGACCAACGATAGTGGATTCATCACGATTGGTGACGTACCTGCGCAGGTGAATGCGGATTGGAATTCGACAAGTGGCGTGAGTGAGATTCTAAACAAGCCATCACTCGCGGCGGTAGCCACAAGCGGTGACTATAACGACTTATCGAATTTACCCACGATACCTGCGGCGCAGATTCAAAGTGATTGGACGCAGACGGATAACACGGCTCTTGACTACATCAAGAACAAGCCGAGTGGATTGCCGCCAACGGGTAATGCAGGTGGTGACCTACAAGGCACATATCCAAACCCCGTTGTTCATCAAATACACGGCATTGAAATGCAATCGGGAACACCTACTACGGGTGATGTGTGGCTATATGAAGGTTCTCCTGCGAAGTGGCAACATCAACCGCTTCCTGCAGTTCATATCACTAATGATAGTGGAGTAACGGGTTCAAGTGTGAAGGATGCATTGAATCATTTGAATACAACAAAGGTCGAATCGAATGCCTCAATCACCGGTGCGACCAAAACGAAAATAACATACGACAGCAAAGGACTTGTCACAGCAGGTGCAGACTTGAGTGCATCGGACATTCCAAGCGGCATCGATGCATCGAAGATTGGAAGTGGTGTGGTATCGAACACCGAGTTCGGATATTTGGATGGCGTGACCTCTGCGATTCAAACGCAGCTGAATGGCACGCAGGATAAATTAGTCAGTGGCACTAACATTAAGACTATTAACTCAACCACTATCTTGGGAGCAGGTAACTTCGACCTTCAAGATAGATTGATGTCGGGTAGCAATATCAAAACGATTGAAGGCCAATCCTTGCTTGGTGCAGGTAACATAGACCTCACTAAGTCGGATGTCGGACTCGGTAATGTTGATAATACAAGTGATGCGAACAAGCCAGTCTCAACGGCTACGCAGACGGCTCTCAATGCAAAGCAAGATACTCTCGTCAGCGGTACTAACATCAAGACGGTGAACTCGACCTCACTTCTTGGTAGTGGTGATGTCGCAGTACAAGCAACTCTCGTTTCGGGTACGAACATCAAGACGGTCAATTCAACGAGTCTACTTGGAAGCGGCGACGTCGCAGTGCAAGCAACCCTCGTATCCGGAACCAATATCAAGACCATCAACTCGACATCGATTCTCGGTTCGGGCAACATCACGACGGCGGCGCAGGATTCATTCATCTATGGTGGTATGTTCGCTTTGACTATTCCTGCCGCAACTACTAACTTCCTTGCCCCGTGTGGACTTACCACGTTAAACGCAACTGAAACGAATCGATACTATGCGGTTCCGATTGCAGGGACTCTCAAAAACTTGGTGGTGAAGACAAGCGGTACTCAAACGGGTACGGGAACGCTCGTCATTACGATACGTAAGAATCAAGCAAACACATCATTGACCGTGACTGTCTCCAGTGGTGATGGCGCAAGTCCATTGAAGCAAGATACAACGAATTCAGTATCGGTTGCGGTAGGTGACTTGATTGCCATACAATGCGTAAATAACTCGGCAACCTCACCAAGTGCAAGTATCATATCAATAGCATTTCTATTAGAACGATCATAATGAAAAACATTCAACCAATCAACGTATGGGTAGATGGAGTCACCACGCAAGCGACTCAACTGACCCTCTTCATAACCTTCGATAATCTCGAAACCGAAGCCGTCTTCGAGTATCACTTGAGCGACGACAACGCTACATCACTTGTCAAGGGTTCGTTCACAATCGCGGATGGCGATTACCAACTATGGGGTCAGTCACTCGACGCGAACACCGATGCCTACAACTATGCGGCGGCATTGCTTAACCTCACGTTTGCGTAATGGCTAAACTCTCCACATTTCGAGAGAAGCTTGATGCGATGGGTGCAGAGGTTATTGCTGAAGCGAAGAAGAATCTCCAAAAGCCTCGCAACATTCGCGGTCGCACCACGAATCGCGTGGCCACGGGTAAACTGCGCGACTCTTTGACATTCGGATACTGGAAGAGGGGCGATGTGATTGTGCAGTGGTATGGGCCGCAGGAGAAGAGCATTCGCGAATACGCTGATGTTATAGAGAAAGGCCGTCGAAAAGGTGCGACTCCACCGCCCATCGAGCCGATTATGGCTTGGATGCGTGTGCGCAAGATTAAAGTGAGAGATAGCAAGGGTCGCTTCACCGAGAAGAACGATGCGAATATGCGTTTCGCCGCACGTAAGATATCAAAAGCGATTGGTCGCAATGGTATCAAGGGAATCAATTATATGAGTCAAGCGTTCACCAAGGTCTTCAAGAAGCATAAAAAGGCACTTGGCCTCGCAATGCAGATAGATTTTCTCAATGAATTCCGTTTAATGAGTGATAAATACTTAAACAAGTAATGGCTATTACAATTACCGACCAACCATATGCACTCACTCCACGTGGGCAAAAGTTGATGGTCATCGCATCCAGTGATAACGTAACAAACGATGGCTTCAAATATGTTGTGAACGTAACTGACTCCGCGACGAGTAAGGTGTACACGTTCCTTCTCGCGCCATATAACGACGACCTTTGTTATTATGATATGCAGAGCGTGGTCAACTTGAGCAATGAAGAAACGAGCATCGACCATACTGCGTTCACTCAACAAAATGAGCCACTCGGTAAAGGCATCAATGAGTATATCGTCGACATAAGTGAGGGGTGGATTGTCGCAGGTACATTCACGAACCAAGGCGGTAATGCATCGACCACTATCAAGTGCATCAATGCGTACTATCAAGCGACGAATGGCTACAAGCCGAACGTCGACAACTCAACTCAACCACTTGGATTCTCTTTGTCCTCTGCAAATGCAAGAGCGTGGACTGACCGATTCAATACCACTCACATCAATCGCAACAATACTCCGCTCAATATCGCGCCGAATGCGAACTATGTCTACGTTCCTGCATATGATGGTGACTACGGCTTACTGTGTGGGTCGAGAACTGACCTATTGAGTACATCAACTGCGACTCGTGTTCGATTCGTGATGTATGACATCAACAATACACTACTCGCGCAATACACGCTCAACCTATCCACGAATGATATGTGTCACGTGGGTGTGTATCCGATGAACTTGGAAGATGGTGCGCCTGCTGTGAAGCCTTCACTCAACCCAACGTGGGCATATTACGCGGTCGTGTTCGCTGACTCATCAAACAATCCGAAGTCACAGACATACATCTTCTATCGCGCATCTTTATACGGTAACAATGATTGCAAGTACACACCAGTGCGCCTTGCTTGGGTCGGCTCTCGAAGCGGATGGGAGTACTTCAACTTCATTAAGAAATCCACAAAGACATATCAAATCGATCGCAAGAGATATCGTCAAGTTCTATGGAATAAGACTACTTCGATATTCACTCCATCAAGTCGCGGTCTCACCGAATTCTCCAATATCACGAAACTTAATTACAAGTTGACAAGTGATTGGATTAGCGAAGGCGAGTTCACATACCTCAAAGGTCTTCTCATAAGCAAGCAAGTGATGATGTTCGTCGGCACTGACCTCGTTCCCGTAGTGGTTGAGGACTCGTCCTATGTTCAGCAGACGACAGAAGATGGAAAGCTTTATAACTTGGAATTGAACATACAACTCTCAAACGATTACTGGACATAATGACGAACGATGTACAACTCATAGTGACTATCGGTGAGGTTATTACCGAACCAACGACCTTCCCATCTACAAGTACTTCCGTTGTTGATGGGCAAACCACTATCAACTTGGGATTGCTCAATCCTCCATTTAGTTGCGCGAATAGTCAAGTAGTTATTCAAGCAGGAGCGTCCGTGATTGTACCAGGTGCGAATGGAAATAGTACGGCTACGGTAGTATCATATGACCCGAATACCTGCACGATTGAAATCGATACTCCTATCTATTGGGTAGGTGGTATTCCAATTGATTGCACGGTATATATAGACATCACGACCGATACAACCCAAGACTATATACTTGACTTATATGAGAACGAGAGCATCAGTCAGAATTGGCAATTCACGGACATCAGTAGCTTCGCATCGATTGGTGCGTTCTCGCGTGAGTTCCGCATACCTGCAAACGAGAATAACATCACAATTCTTGGAGCATTACACGATGCTACGTACACGCCAACGACTAACTACTACACGACCAAACTACCCGCTCGTATCATGGTCGATTCATTGCCCATCAGTACGGGTCACTTGCGAGTCATTAAAGCGTACCGACAACTCGATAAAATCTGCGACTTCGAAGTCTCGTTTTATGGTGACACGCCCGACATCATTCGAACGCTTGGTGCAAGCAAATTAAAAGACCTCGACTACTCCGATATCGCTTCGTTCTTTATCTATGAGGACGTAACCGAGAACAATATCGACCCGAACTTGCGGTATATACTTACCGATCGCGGCCAACGATGGAGCGAAGAAGGTGAAGCAAACACACGACAAGTTCTTAACCCTGCGACTCCCGTTTATGCAGGTGATATGACTCCAGTGATGAATGCAGGATACCTCCTTCGCAAGATATTCAACACGGCAGGCTTCGAGATTGACACGACCGCAGTCGATGGTTATATTGATGCCTATTGGATTCCGTGGATAATCAACAAGTACAACGATGGTACTGACCCGAATACGCAATACAAGTTCAATCTTGGCTTGACCAACAACATTACATCTACCACATCGGATGACGTAGTTTCACCGATGACCGCATTCATCGACTTGAATGGTGATATTACGGGTGCGTATTATCAAGTCCCATTTACTGGATATTACAAGTTCAAAGTATGGGCAACGCTCCAAGATAATCCGCCCGTATTAGGGCCGAATGGCGTTATCGGAATTCAATTACGTTCGAATTCGGTTATGGCTGACGCAGGCTCTCAACCTATCGCAGTGCAGAATTTATTTTGGAATCGCACGCTCGTACCAACCACAAATGTTCAATATACAACCGAACCGATACTACTCACGCAAGGCACGTATGTCTATCAAAAAATCTTCACCGACCACGTTGGCCACGTGATTCTCGCAGACGCATTGAACAACCCTAACTTCGGTACCGGCTTTGAACTTCTTGAGTTCAGTGGCGCACTATACGGAAACGCTTTCAATGCAAATGTCAACGCTCCTGATGTCAAGCAAGTCGACTACGTTCGCGATATCATCACGATGCATCAACTCGCATTCGTTCCCGACCCGAACATCCCGAAGAAAGCAATGGTCGTTCCTATGGTCGACTACATCGGAAGCGGAACGAGTGAAGACTGGACGAATAAACTCGATACGGAGAAGGACATCACAATCGCGCCCACGACCGACTATCAAAGTAGAGATATCATCTTCTCGTATAAGTCAGGCGGTGACATCGCAAATCAACTCTATCAAGCCAAGAATCGTATCTATGGCGATTATAAAATCAATGGCTACACTACGGCTGAAGGTGAAGTCCCTAACGAGTTCGCGCAAGGTGAATTGAAGGTTGAGTTGACTGCGGAATCAACGCCTTGCAATTACATTAAAGGCACTGGCATCGTCGTACCGAAGTTCGTGAACGACAAGGGTGAATTCGTAGTGCCTAATCTTCGCTTCTTGTTTCTCGCAGGTACGGCTGAAATTCAACTTTACGATGAGCAGGCTGATGTCGTTGCGCCTACCGAGGTCTATTTGGGTAATCACTACTCGACCATCAACGCATCGGTGTCCGATTACGACCTCAACTTCGCTCCGGAGACTCCATTGCACTCCATCGTATCGAACCCATATAACAACTTGTTCAACTTGTTCTATAGGCCGTATATGAACGAACTCTATTCGCCCGAATGTAGGGTGATGACGGCCTTCTTCAACCTTGATTTAACCGATATACTGTCGTTCTCTTTCGCGAACAAGTACTATATCAAGGACTCATACTGGAGGGTCTTATCAATAAACGACTACAAGGTCGGAATGGGTGAGACCACGCAGGTGACTCTCATCAAGTTGGTCAACCGATATGCGGATTGCGCCATGATACCTGCAGGTCAAGACTCGAATGGACTCATCCAATTCGTTGATTTCGATGGAAACCCAATGGAAGCGACTCAACCTTGTTGTGTTCGATATGGTTATTCTTGGTCAACTGAACTCAATGGATGTATTGAACTTCAAACGAGCGACGACAACCCATTCCCAACGGGCGAAGCGAAAGCAATGCTTCTTGCATCCAGTGCGCCAACAAACGCACTCACTCAACTCGCAGGTTCGAATATCGCGAAGAGCAATTCATTCAGTGTGTTCGCAGGTAGCAACATCACGATTGAAGATGGTAATGAACGAATGATCGCGGTGGGTGATACGATGGATGCGATAGCGACGCTTGCATCACCTGCTATGTTTGGAAGAAATGTAATGACTCGTTCGGGAGGTTTGCATATTGGTGGTGGATGGTTGGGTGATGACCGCACTATGTCGCTTGGTCAGTCGCAAATGGGTATTATTCCGCACGGAGCAGATGGGTCATGGAGTTCAAGTGGAACAAGCATCGCACTCGTTCGCGACAATCTCAAGAACACGTTTCTCAATCTTGCAGACAATTCGTCAATGGCGTGCATTATGGTCATCAATGTAAGTAAGGACAACATCGCAAATTGGGGTTATGGCGTGTTCTCATTTATGATTTGGAAGAGTGGAACTGCGCAAGCATCGGCGGTCAATACTATCTACACGACCAACAACTTCATCACATTTATGCTCGGTTTGACGATTGATACAACAACGAATACCGCAGAACATCGATTCAACATAACCGCTACGGGTACTGGATTTCCTCACAACGATGTTCGCATCATAGGTCAACTAAACTATACACAATTCAACACGTGATAAACGACAACACAATCTCACCAGTACTCGACTTACTCAAGGCAGGAGTCGAACACAATCTCCACAACTATCAATTGCGCGGATGGCGTAAATGGACATTCCGTTCCGTTCGTTTTATGACACGAGCAATCAGCTATGTGTCGATTGCTTTGATTCTTACGTGGTTACTAAATAAGTTATTTAATGGCTGAAACGAAACAAGTAGCTGAATTCGCGATTGACGCATCTGGCGCACTCGTCGCACTGGATGAGACGGGAAAGAAACTCTATGTCGTTGGTGAGAACGCCAAGAACGTAAAGGGTGAGATTCGTGCCTTGCAGGAGGCTATGGCTTCTGGAAAGTTGAGCGGTGATGCATTCGCACAAGCGGCATCGAAAGCGGGTGAGTTGAAAGACCAAGTAAAAGATGCAAGCGAGGCGGTAAACGCTAATGCTGGCCCTGCATTCGAATCGTTCGGCAACAACGCGAGCAATCTCCAAGATAGATTGATGTCTCTCGATTTTGAAGGTGTTGGTCAGTCGGCAAAAGGAATGGCTACAACCATCAAGAACTTCTCCTTCAAGTCGATTACTGATGGAATCAAAGGAGCGGTAACTGGATTCAAGGCATTGACTACTGCGATGATGAGTAACCCGATTATTTTGATTTTAACGGGTATCGTAGCCGCAGTAGCCGCAGTAGCGGCGGCTTTCTCATTTATGCAGGACTCCGCACGTGAGGATGCAGACAAAGCAAATGCGGCAATCATCAAGGGAGCGGAAGACCGCCATCGCAGAGAAAAAAAGTTGATTGCGGAGGCAGGTAATGATGAGAAAAAGAAGTACGAGTTGAAGCGACAAGCGGCGCGTAATGATATGGCCGATACGCAACGACAAATTGCTGAACTTGAAAACGTAGAGAAGCGTGGCTTCACCTTAAGTGAGCAACAAGAGAAGGACTTGGATGCATTGCGTAAACAATACGCTGACCAACGAGTCGATTATGAAGTAATGGCGATTGACCGAATCAACGCTCTCAATGCGAGTCGTGTCGATGTCGAGCGGCAATACAATCAAATCGGAATGAACGATCGCGAGCGTCAACTTGACGACCTCAAAAATCAGATGGATGACCGATTGAAACAACTCCGCGACCAAGGAGCAGATGAGGTTATGATTGCGAAGCAAACTGCGGTCTTCGTAAATAAAGAGAATGAACTCAAGTCATCTTGGAACAAGCAAGATGCCGCCGAACACAAGGCGAATTCGGATGCAAGAAAAGCCAAGAACAAGGAAGTAGCGGATGCATCCAAGGCATACGAGGAAGACTACCAAAAAGAGGTCGAGAAGATTCGCGAAGAACTTGCCGCGAATGGAATGACCGAGAAACAAAAAGAGCAAGCCGCACTGGATAAGTACTACGCAGACCTCGCCATCAAATACGAGAAGGACGCGAAGAAGAAGGAGGAGTTCGCGGAATTGCAGAAGCTTGCGCAAGCCGCACTTGATGATAAATATAGAAAGATTGATGCCGATAAAGAGAACGAGAAGAAGGCCGAAGAACTAAAGAAGGAGCAGGAGCAAGCGGATGCATTGGCAGAGGTTCAGCGTAATTATCGTCTTGGTGAGATGGATGATAAGGCTCGTGCGAGAGCGGAAGAAATTGATGCACTTGTCAAGTATTATGAGGAGCAACAACTCGTCGTGATTAATAACGATGAAGAGTATCAAAAACTCGCGCAACAACGCGATGAAAAATTAAAGGCACTTCGCGATCAATACAACAAAGAAGACCTTGATGCCGAGAAAGAGAAGAACGATAAGAAGCTTGCACTCGAAAAAGAACTCGCAACTAATCGCGTTGATATGGTGCGGTCGGGACTCGGTGCGTTGAGTGACTTGAATGCTACGTTCGAAGGTCAAACGGAGGCACAACGTAAAGCAAGTTTCAATAGAAACAAGGCTCTTGGTATTGCGGACGCATTAATCGCAAC